CGAGTGCTGTAGGTGGGAATGGAGTTAGTGGCGGTGCTGGAGGTAATGGCGGGGCAGGTACATCTTCTTCTCTTTCTGGTTCTGCTGTAACTTATGCTGGTGGCGGTGGTGGTGGGGTGCAAGGAACACGCACTGTTGGGGCAGGTGGTGCGGGCGGTGGCGGAAGTGGCGGTAATGGCAGTAACGTAATTCCACCAACTGCGGGAACGGTTAATTTAGGTGGTGGCGGTGGTGCAAGCGGGCAAAGTGGTGGGGGTGCAGCAGGCGGTTCAGGTGTAATAATTATTTCTTATACAGGATCGCAACGAGGCACAGGCGGCACAGTTACAACTAGCGGCGGCAACACTATTCACACGTTTACATCGTCTGGCACATATACCGCATAAGGATCATCATGGGACATTTTGCAAAAGTAGTTGACGGAAAAGTAACGCAGGTTATTAATGCTGAGCTTGAATTTTTTGATACATTTGTCGATAGCTCGCCTGGTGCGTGGATTCAAACATCCTACAACACCCGTGGCGGAATTCACTATGCACCTAACAGCAATACACCTGACGGTGGCGTAGAATTAAGAGCCAATTATGCAGGAATAGGTTATACCTACGATCAAGTCAACGATGTGTTCTACGCACCACAGCCTTATCCATCGTGGACAATCTCAGCACCTACTTGGGAATGGCAAGCACCAGTTCCATATCCCGCATCAGGTGGCCCGTACATTTGGGACGAAGCAACGCAATCTTGGGTAACGGGTGCTTAACTTTGTTGCCGTATTGTTTTTTTTGCCATTGATATTGCTTTGTAGCGTGTGGCTGATACCGTGGGCTATTTTTGCAATGTTTAAGGGTAAATAATGGATTGGCAAAACCTCATCAATATGGCTGGCGGCGCAGCTCTAGCTGTAGTGGGCTGGTTTGGTCGGCAATTATGGGATTCTGTCAAAGAACTTAAAAGAGAAATTGCAGACTTACGCTTGCACGTTAGCGAAACTTACGTCAAAAAGTCTGAAATGGAAACGCTTGAAACCCAAATGGATAAACGCTTTGACCGTGTTGAACTGTTGCTTGATCGGCTGTACGAGAAACTTGACTCTAAGGTAGACAAGTGAAAGAAGCAAAAGAGGGCGTAATGTCGGTGCTTACATACATCGACAGCCCTTTCAAACTGCTAGTCGTTGTGCTACTTGGGATGCTTGGGTCTATTGGTTACTTTGCATACCAAAACCAAGGATTGTTCCTAAGCGTTTATTTAAAGTCGCAAGAGTTACCTAAACTCAACGAACACCAGTTTGATGATGCGGCACAGTTAATATTCAGACAGACAGGCGCAGAAATCGTCACAATATTTTCTGTCAACCCGATGCTAAACAGGCGTATTTTGCTCCGTGCGTATCAAAAAGACGGTAGCCGTGAGAAAAGGCTTGAGGGCTTGGATGTTGGGTTGTTTACCACCAATCAGGCTAACAACAGCGATGTGGTGAAGCTAATGAGTTCGGAAGTGCCTTGTGGTGATTACACCCGTCCGCAGTCTGAAGCAGGCTTGTGGTACATCCAACAAAGCGTGGCATACACTTGTCGGGTATCTGTGCCGCCGGACATTCACCAGTTTATCGGGCAGATTACGGCAGGGTGGAAAGAAAAACCCGATGTGCATTACGCAACGGACATTTTAACCATTGCAGCAAACAAACTCATTAAGGATCGAAAATGAAAGCAAAATGGGCAGCGTTCAAGGCTTGGTGTATTGCCAAGTGGATAGCAACTAAAGAATGGGTTTTAGGCGCAAAAATTTAATGGATCGGTGGAAGAATCGGCGCAGAATGGCGTGGCTGTCAATGCTTGCTGGGCTAGTCTTTCCCTTGTTAATTTTGGTGTCTGAGTCCCCAACACTAGGTACAATTGCTATGCCGTTTTACATATTTGTCAGCGCTGTAGTCGGCTCTTATATGGGCTTTGCAACATTAGATGACAACAATTTCAAGGGTAAGTGATGTTTCCGATACCAAGCACACTATTGATAAAAATCGGAATAATTGTCATTGCGCTAGGTTTTGCTTACTACAAGGGCTACGACACGATGCGAGACAAGCACTTACTGTTTGTTGCCGAAGTCAAAGCTGTTGGTGAGGCGCAAGAGGCGGCAAACAAAAGTGCCGTTGAGATCGCAGGAGTCATTACCGAAGGGGTAAAAGATGAGTATGAAACTAGGATTGCTGCTCTGCGCCGCCAGTACGCTGGTCGGGTGCAGCAGTGTAATTCCGGTAGCGGTGCAGTGTCCACCGTTCCCAAGTCCTCCACCATCGTTGCTGGAAGCGCCGACGACCCTGCCATTATTGGGCTTTGCGCTGAGGAAACAGCTAAGTTAGTTGCATTGCAGAAGTGGGTCAAACTTAACATGGAGCGTTCTAAAAATGATTAGCAATTGGCAGAAAGCGTTTGAGCAGATGTTGGCTTCAGAGGGCGGGTTTACTGACGATGAGCGTGACCCAGGCAACAATCTACCGGACGGTCGTAAAGGTTCGACCATGCTAGGTGTAACTCAATTTAATTGGGAGCAACATACCGGACACGAAGTTACGCACGATCAAATGCGTAAGCTAACCCCTGCGGATGTTGAACCGTTGTACAAAAAGAAGTATTGGGACGTTGTTCGTGCTGACGAGCTGCCAAGCGGGATTGACTACGTTTTGTTTGATATGGGGGTCAATGCAGGCCCAGGGCGTTCAATCAAATTGGCGCAAGCTACTGTGGGTGTCCCTGCCGATGGTGGGTTAGGGCCGATCACGATGGCTGCTATTTTAGCTGCCGATCCTGCTGAATTTATTGAAAAGTTTAGTGTGGAAAAAGAAGCCTTTTACCGCAGCTTGAACACTTTTGAGACGTTTGGCAAAGGCTGGTTAAATCGTGTTGCCGCAGTTAAACAGAAAGCAACTTCAATGGTGGCGTAATGAAAAAGACCGTTTTTACCGTATGTAGCGCAATTATCTTGTTTTGGGTTGTTGCACTAGTTTCTACGCTTAAGGCTCAGACCATTGCAATATGCACAGGCGAATATGCCTTGTGTGCAGCCTCTCCAACGACCTTGACTGGCAAGACCATATCTGTGGCAGGCAAGACGTTCAAAGAGGGCGTGGCGGTGTGTCCTGTGCTGTCTGGGCAGGCTGTAGCAAACATGACGCTTATGCAAGGGTCGTGTAACGCACCAAAAGGCAAGGTTTGGTCATTGTTTGGAGTGCCGCCACAGACTGCATACCCGCAAGCACCTGACTGGACTGTACAGCCTGCGGTGTTTCGTTCGTTTACTGTTGGAAATACGCCACAAACGGGAATGTCAAATATGTGGTCATTCCTGTGTACAAAGCAAACTAAGCAGGTTAATGGCGTGACATTGGCTAGTTGCTACGGGCCAGTCATGGAGTCACCTTGGACGGGAAACCACGTTGTAGCAGGTGAAACAGCGTTCACTCAAGCACCAGTCGGCGCTAGTTTCCCTGTTGGCGGGAATGTTCCGTAATTAAAGCTATTCTGTTTGTTTGGACAATAGTATTCCCAAGGGTGGATAGCGTGTAGTTTCCCTACGCAGTCCAACTCGATCCATATTGTTTATAACCGAACAATACCAATCCTACCGGAGTTAATGTTCAATCGATCTAGGGTCTTGTCCCACCGTGTCCCCTAGTCTTGTGCAGTACCCATTTAAGTCTGCGTGGCTTGCAGTCGGGTGATGACCAGCCAATCTTTCTTGAGTACGGGCGATTTAACCCTGTTAGATAACGCTCTCTGACGGTTATCAAATAACAAATAAAAAGCCGCTTAAATCTATATATTGGTTGCAGAACATCTTTTTTAAGGATGCCAGCCCGAAGGCTCAATATATAGACTTAAACGGCTTCGTTATCTGCAACGACAACAATTCAATTATTTCATCGTCTATCCGATGTGTCAAGTGTTGGTATGTTACTCGCTGCGTCGTGGGAAGCTATTTCCAGCTAATGTCTAGAATGGCTGGCAGATTTTACCGGTGAGCCACAACATTTGCTTTTACATACCAACAATAAATTTTAATGTAAATCGGGCCAGATTTGTTGCCAGTTGGGTATTTCTTTTCTTGACCACTTACCATCGGATTTCTTTTCAAGCTCGGCAGCCAATAAGACCAGCTTATCGCCAGGCAACCCGTTGTTGCGCCATTGACTGACAGCTGGTGGGCTGACACGACATA